GCGGATGCCGCCGCCGCTCTCAAGGCTGCCGTGACGCAGGCCCTCATCGCCGCTGCGAAGGGGCGATAGATGGCGCGCAAGAACCCCGAGCAACGATTGCAGATCCAGGTCGCCAACTTCCTACGGCTGGCCTTGCGCCCGCCGACGGTGTGGACCGCGTTTCCGGCGGGCGGTGGCGGCAAGGTTCGTGGCGCGCTTCTCAAGGCGATGGGGCTCAAGGCAGGCTGGCCGGACGTGCAAGTCCTACACCCTATGGGCCTCAACACGCTGGTCATCGGCATCGAGTTGAAGGCCAAGAAGGGCCGACTCTCCAAGCCACAGATTGAGACCTGCGAGGCCCTGTGGGCTGCAAACGCGCGCTACGTCGAGTGTCGGTCGCTGGAGGAAGTCGATAGGTGCCTGCGTCGCGCTGGCGTCCCCATGCACGCGCGCGTCGTGGACGCTTCGTTAGCCCAGCAGAGGACGGCGTGATGGCTTGGCCGAAGGGAAAACCGCGCTCGCCAGAAACCTGCGCCAAGATCAGCGCCACCCACAAGGAGCGGGGCATCTGCCTCAAGGTGAAAGGCCGCCGCCCGCGCGTGAGGCCGCTACAGGGCACACCGGAGCGGCGGTTATTCGACCGCATCGCCAACCTACTAGGCGCCGCCGCCGCACATGCTGAGTTGAGACGCGGCGTAAGCTCCGAGATATTATAGTAAGCAAAATCGCGACAAACCGTAGACATACGTAGACGCGCGTAGACAATAATAATAGGATGCGACATGGCATTCACAAAGCTTTTTGCGAGCATCATTACCTCTACGATTTGGATGGAGCCGGACAAAACCCGGCTGGTTTGGATCACGATGCTTGCCCTTGCTGACAAGAACGGCGAGGTGCAAGGCAGCGTTCCCGGCTTGGCAAGGATGGCAGGCGTTGACGTGGAGGCGTGCCGGGTAGCCTTGGATTGCTTTCTCGCGCCTGACCCGGATTCACGAACCAAGGACGACGAAGGCCGTAGGATCGAGGAAATAGACGGCGGTTGGCTTCTTTTGAACCATGCGAAATACCGCAAAATGGCGTCCAAGGAAGAGCAAATAGAAAAGGCTACGGCGCGGACTCGCCGTTACCGTGAATCGAAAGCGCGTAACGTTGTGTCGCGAGATGTCTACGCGTCGTCTACGCCTGTACACGGAAATCCGACAGAAGCAGAAGCAGAAGCAGAAGCAGAAGTAATAACCACCGGCCGTATTGAGAGAGGCGGCGCTAACGCGCCTCGCGCCAACGAAGGAGAGAAGCTTGGACAACGCGGGACACGGCTATCAGCGAACTGGCAACCATCAGCCGACGAGCGAGGGTTTGCGGCCGATCTCGGGATTGACCCCGACGCGACAGCCGATGCCTTCCGAGACTATTGGGTCGCAGTCCCAGGAGCCAAGGGGCGAAAGCTCGACTGGCCTGCAACGTGGCGAGGATGGTGCCGCCGCGAGACCGCTCGGCCGGTGGGTAAAGGATCAGTTGGGCGGCTTCAACCTACCCGAGGCAACGATGCGTTCTATCAGCAGCTCGCTGACATCGCACGTCGCGCCGACGACTAGCAGCGTTTGGGGCGGCGATGGGCAATTCACCGGCACGAAGCTGGGTCCGTTTGGGCTGCGCAAGGGGTGGAAGCGCGCCGATCTGCTGCAGGATCTGGCGCTATTGCGCGGCATGTGCCGCGGCGGCAAGCGGGCTGAAATCGCCCACGAGGTCGCAAAACTGATGGTCCGCACGAAGTCGCGCGCTCACGGCGACGGTGAGGCCCGCTTGATGGCGGAAACCATGGTGCAGGACCTGAGCGCCTATCCCATCGATGTTGTCCGCGTCGCCTGCGAATATTGGGTGGACGGCGGCGCCGACGCGAAGTTCACGCCCTCGTGGCCGGAACTCAAGGAGATTTGCGAGAAGCGCATGGATGGCCGCCGCCGCCTTGTGCGCTGCCTGGAATATCACCTTGCGGAGCCGTCGCAATGAGCACGTTCGAGCCGACACAGGCTGAGAAAGACGCGTTGACGTATCTGGAGTGGGACGACGCAGCGCTTGGTCGCTTCGTGAAGCACGTCGCCTGCACGCTGCACAAGGTTCAGGGGGATTCCGACGGCCTGCACAAGGTCACCGCCGCGAGCTGCGCCATGATGCTCGTCGGCATCGCCGTGGACGCGAATGCCGAGACGGTCCGCCTTGCTATGGACGGCCACACCCACCAAGAGATTCCGACTGGAGATTGGGTTGTCACCGTCCAGCGCACGAAAGCCGCCCCTACCGATGGCGCCGACTCAGCCACAGGCAAAGGTCAGGCACCCCAAACCCACCCACAGGAGAAGCGGAGATGACTGAGGAAGAAGCCATGGAACTGGTGGAGATCGTGGCGCGGGGGATTTGCCGGTTAAAGATCGCGCACAACTTGGAACGCGACGGAAAACCTCGCGGTGCCGCGTGGCGACGCACAATGGAAGACGCTGGTTGGCAGTATTGGACGGCCGAAGCCCGCGCAGCCCTCACCGCAATCGAAGCATCAGGCAGGAGGATCGTGCCGGTGGAGCCTCAAGGCGAAACAGTGCCGCGCATGATTGAACACGGCATGAAGGTGAGCCTCAGCGGCGACTACACCTGGGCGAACTACATGGCGGACCTGTACCACATCGCGCTCTCCGCCTCTCCCAAGGTGACGCCATGACCAAGGAGGGCAAGGCATGAGCGCCAGACCCGCAGGCTGGTACTGGGTCAAGCGCCTGTCCGATGAGGACTGGCAGCCCGCTCAATGGGCACCGATGAGGGAATATCCCGGCGAGTGGCGCTGGGAATTCTTTTTCTACAGAGGCGAAATCCACCGTGGACGCATCTATCGCGTCGGAAAGCGCATCCATGCACCGGCTTGACCCACCAATCCCTGTGACCGTGAACAGCAAAGAACTCCCGACCGGCGTCCAAGACCAATCCCGGCGCGGCTGGTGCTACGCCTGGAAGGAGTGCGGCATTGACGGCCACCGTATGTGGGTCGTCGTCATGGACGCAACAGGCGAGGTGATCGACGTGCCGCAGCCGGAAATCCTTGTCGATCCTAATTGGAGCTACGGGAGGCGCACTTGAACGGCAGAACTTGGACCGCAGACGACACCGCCACGCTCCGCCGTATGGCTGGAGCCGGATATTCAGACGGCGAGATTGCCAACCATCTAGGCTTCGCCCGCGAGACGGTCACGCGCCGCCGCCTGTGCCTTGGCTACACCGCAGGCCTAAAGATTGGGAGAAGGCGCCGGTTTATTCGATTGGCGCGCGCCGTGAGTAGCCCAATCACATGCGGGGCCGGGCTCTATTCCAGCTATGATGGGTATGAGATTGTCCAGAACGAATGGGAACGGGCGGCACAATCAATTCGCTTGACATCGTAAATCACAACTCGATAACTGGTTAGGCTGACCGCTCCACAACCGAGCATCAGCACATGGCTTCGGCCGTCCAGAATAGCAAAGAATAGCAATGGCTCGCGGCTCAAAGCCCGGCGAGCGACGTGGCGGCCGGAAAAAGGGCTCGCTGAACAAGGCAACCGCCGACATCAAGGCGCTTGCCCAGACCTACACGTCTGAAGCTATGGAACGGCTGGCCGTTGTCATGCGGACCAGTGACAGCGACGCGGCGCGCGTGGCGGCAATCAAAGAGATATTCGAGCGCGGCCACGGCAAGGCTCCGCAGCCGCAGACGGGTGAGGGCGGCACCGGCCCTGTTCTATTGGCGATCCAATGGCTACAGCCCAGCGCATAGTCATCCCCTACAGCCCGCGCCAAGCCTTCCTGCCGTTCCACGAGAGCAGCAAGCGGTGGCGCGTGATCGTGGCCCATCGCCGGGCGGGCAAGACCGTGGCGACCGTGAACCAGCTAATCCGGTCGGCGCTGACCTGCGACAAGCCCAGCCCGCGCTGCGCCTATGTCGCGCCTCTGTTCAAGCAGGCCAAGGACGTGGCGTGGTCCTACCTCAAGGAGTTCACGCGGCCTATTCCAGGAGCGGAAGCCAATGAAAGCGAGCTACGAGTTGATCTCCCCAACGGTGGACGTGTTCGGCTTTATGGCGCGGATAATCCCGACGGAATGCGCGGAATCTACCTGGATGATTGCGTACTCGATGAATTTGCCGACATGCGCCCCCGAGTTCTCCCGGAGATCATTCGTCCTGCGCTTTCCGACCGCAAAGGCAGCCTGACCATCATCGGGACGCCGCGCGGGCATAACGACTTCTACAAGGCTTGGCAGGCCGCACAGAATGATCCCGACTGGTATTCCGTTCTGCTCCGGGCCTCCGAAACCGGCCTTGTGGACGCCGAGGAACTGACCGCCGCGCGCAAGCTGATGACCCCGGAGCAGTACGAGCAGGAGTTTGAATGCTCGTTTAATGCCGCGATCCAGGGCGCGTATTGGGGCAAGGAGATGGCCGCCGCCGATGAAGCGGGCCGCATTTGCCGAGTGCCAATCGACACGACGGCCGACGTGCTGACCGCGTGGGACTTGGGAGTTCGTGATGCCACGGCGATATGGTTTTTCCAAATTCTCGCGGGCGGGATCAACGTCGTGGACTTCTACGAAGCCTCTGGCGTTGGGCTCGACCATTACAGTCAAATTGTGCGGGAAAAGGCAGAAATGGGCAGTTATCGCCTTGGTGTCTGCCACGTCCCACACGACGCGAAGGTCAAAGAATGGGGCTCAGGCCGCACGCGCATAGAGCAGATGGAGGCGCTGGGCCTGCGCCCGGTGCTGGTGCCAGATCACCGGCTCAACGACGGGATTGCGGCGGCTCGCGAGACGCTCGCGCGTGTCCGCTTTGACGCGGTGCGCTGCAAGGACGGTATCGAGGCATTGAAGCAATACCGGGCCGACTTTGACGAAGAGCGCAAGGTTCTAAAGCCCGCGCCTCGGCACGATTGGACCAGCCATGCCGCCGACGCTTTCCGCTATTTGGCGATGGGCTGGCAGGTCGAAACAAAAGCACAGGCAAAACTGCCTCGCGTTACGGGCGGTTGGATGGCCGCTTAGCATGAGCAACATTATGTCCGACGCTCACGGGAGCGGGTTTCCAAAAATTGCGCGAGGCTGCTCCAATGGCTGACACGACTCCCACACGCGGCGGCCCCTCGTCGCAAGGCGACACAAAGGCGGACCTGCTGTCTCGCGCCCTTGCCCATGCCGACGAGGCGTGGAAGCAGGAATTTGACAACGTTTCGTCGGGTAGAGACTGCCAACGCTTCTATATCGGCGGCGAGGCGCAATGGGATTCGCAGGCCCTGAGCGACCGCAAGAGCGCCAACAGGCCAGCGTTGACCATGAACCGCTGCCCTGGGTTTGTGCGGCAGTTGACCGGCGAGGTGCGGCAGAACCCGCCCAGCGTGAAGGTTCTACCCGCCAAGGACGGCGCGACGGTCGAGGCGGCAGAAATCTTCAACGGCCTGATCCGGCACATTGAGCAGCAGAGCGTCGCCCGCGCGGCGTACACGAAGGCGGCGGAAAACGCGGCACAGGCTGGCATTGGCGGCTGGCGCATCGTCACGCAGCCCC